GCTAAGTACTCAGCCTCACTATAAACATTTAATCCAGCCCCACGGCGAGTTACATTACCAGCAAATCTTTTTACATAAGGTTCATTGTATGGTCTTTTTGTTACTGGATTTTCATCTGTATCTGTCTTTAATCTAAATAAACCTTCTTGTGCTGGCACGCCTTCTGTTATAAATTGATTAATAGTAGATGCTAAATCATCTAAACCGTACAAAGCCAAAGTTTCTTTTACTAATGCAAAAGCATTACGAGTTTCTGCGGTAGGTCCTTCTTTAGATGCTGGTAATGCTGCCGGTCCATCAGGTATCCCACCACCAGTACTTGCACTAGAAGTTGGTTTAGATACTGTACCAGTTGGTTTTCCAGCGGCTGCATCAGCCAAACCCTGTTCTTTTAAATCCACTTGACGTTGATATCTAGGATCACCAACAGGTATATAGGCAGGATTATTAGTAGATGGTGTCCCTTGAAATGGTGCTACATTTTCACCGGCAGAATCAATTGTGATAGGACCATTAGCCATATTTCTAACTGCCACTTGCGAAGGTGGTGGAGTAGGTACTGCTTTAGGTTTAGTAGCAGGAGTGTATAAAGAGTTGTCAAATCTACCGGAAGCACTTAGACCCGGAATACCTAAATAATTCATACTGTTTGTTTTTTTAGGAGCCATTACATTAGTCCAAACGATTTAAGGATAGTATTAAGATAATCTGTAGCCTCATTGCTTGCTTTATCTGTTCCAGCAAACGCTGCTTTCTTTCTTTGTGCTGCTTTTATTACACCTCTAGGTGTACCTTGTGCTACATAATCAGCAACTTCTGAGTTAAATATTCCATAAGTACCAGTAGGTTGTTCTAATTCGTCTTCCATATAACTACCCACTTCTCTACCAATTCTGCCCGGTGTCACACCGGCATCAATACCAGCAGCAAGACTAGGATAAAGATACTTAGCCATTGCTTTAATCTGTAGTTTAACTGAATCTATGCTGTTTATATTCTTCATATCTCCGCTTTTTAAATTAGATGTAGCATAGTTAAGTGCTTCTTTACCATCCATTTTAATGCCCATCTCACTTGCATACTCTCTAATATCTGAAACACTTTGTGCTAATTTACCAGTCCCATTTAGTAATTCATCTACACCTGTACCAGCAATAGATTTCTTAAGTACCTTGCCCATAATCCGCATGTAATCTTCTTGGTTAAGAAGATCACCAATGTAATCCGTTGATCTTCCACTACCAGTTTTAGTAGTAATTGCTTTTTGAGAAGTACTAATTTCTTCTGCTCGTAATAGTTTTTTGTATTCTTTTTGTTCTTCTGGTGTTGCTATTCTAGAAAGATAGTCTTGAGTAAATGCATTAAGATCTTGAACTGCTTGCTTAGGATCTGTAAGTTGTCGTCTTATCTCTGGTCCGGCTGGTTGTACCTTATTCATTTTAAGATAAGTATTAAGACTATCAAGTTGTACTCTACCAGAGTTACTATAATTTCTAGCAACTTCTACAGAGTGTTCACGGACACTAGTTGTTATAGCATTAAGAAATGCATTTATAGATTTACTTTTATATTCTTGTTCACTTATTTTATCAGCAAGATAAAGACTTTTTCTAAAACCTTCTATGCCACCCGGTGCTTTGGAGTAATAACTTTGGTATCGTAAGAGCATATCATCAAAACCGATTACATCATAATCTCCATTATCTTTTACAAAAAGAAATACTTCTCTAGTTGAAGAAGTTCCATTTTCGTCTTTTACAGTTTCATCAAGCGTGTAACCACCATATTTACCGGGGTTAACGGCATAGAGGGCTCCTGTACCATTACCAAAATCTGTTGCTAGTTTTTTACTTAATGGTGATTCGGCTTCTCTAGGGTTTGTAGGCATTATCTTGCTCCCGCCGTAGATTCGTATCGAGTAATGCTATTTAAAATTGGTGTAAAAACAGCACGATTTGCTTCTTTAACAGACTCATCTGTTATTGCAATCTGTAATAACCATTTTCTTAATTGAGCGTCACGTGTTCTTTTGTTATTACTAAAATTAGGATCTTGCCTAGACACACGACTGCTTGCATAAGCCATAAATGTATCCATAAGTTCAGTAGCGGCAGACATGTTTACTCTTTGATCTTTAGTAAGAGGGGCTTCAGGGTCTTGAACAATCTCTTTAATTTTTCGTAACATCTCATTTTCGTTTACTACTCCCGGTGTATCACCTTGGAGTGCTCCTTCTAATAAAGGATTTGCGGCATTTAATAATGCTTTTTTATCTTCTCCCTGACTTATTATAAATGCACGTGTTGCATGATAAGCAGTCTTTGATAGTTGTTCTTCTGTGTCAGCATCTATTTTATAGTATAAATCTTGAGCCTGACGAACCTGTATCTTATCAAGATAATCTTCAAGACCTATTTGATTTACAAGCCCATAAGATTTTAAATCTTGATATATAGTAGAATCAAATTCACCTGTGCGTGGTGCAAATATATATGCCGTACCTTCTTTTTTATATCTTTCAATAAAAGATGGATTTTCTATAATCCAATTTTTAAATTCTTTAGTTGTAGAAACTAAAACTTTCATTTCTTTAGAATCTCTACTAACACTGTATACAGACATACCGGGATTTTTAGCATTCCAAATTGCAAGAGCCTGCTCATAAGCATTGCTTATGCTTGGATCGGTTTTTGTAATACCTTCTACAAGATCATAGAACTCAGCACGTACATTTTTTATACCAGCAAGTCTTGCTAAATAAGATACGTCTTTTCCTTCTTCTATCTGAAATGATGTACCAGATAATTTACTAAAAAGAAGATTAATAATAACTAAATTACGTACACTAATTCTTAAATTCTTTACATAATCATTTCGTATTTTACTATTTGGTTTATTAGGATCATAATCTGGTAATCCTATTCCATGTGCTTGATTATATGTTAGCGCTTGAAACAAAGCACTGTTAAGTTTTTGAGAATTATCTGGATCTCTATACATTTGATAAATTTCTTGTACGCCTTTAGGTAATCCAGATAGTAAAATATCTCTCCACTCTAAACTACCACCTTGTGGACCTAATAATATATCATCTAATTGATTTGAAATTTTTGTTGCAGTGCCTGTACCGGCTAAATCTATTACTGATTCAATTGGTTCTAAATTTAATAATGTTTGGGCAAACTTTACTGAAAACATACCCATTGGGTTAGATAAACTTGGTCTAGATGAGCCACGTGCAAGTCCGGGTGTAGTAGATGAAAACTTCATTGTTGTAGTTAGATTGTTATAAATTTCTGGAAGCCCAAGAGATTTAAGTATTGGGTTTACAGCACTATTAAGAATATTATCAGTAGGAAAAATAAAGTATGCATCGCCTTTGTCGTCTTCAAATACCTGACCACGCGGTTCTAGTCCTTGATAAACTAGTCGCATGCGAAACAAAGCCTGCATTGGTTGTTCTTTTACAATACGGGCTAATCGCCTATTAAAATCCTCACCAGCACGATAGTATCTTGACAGATAACGATTAGATACGGCAAAATTACTTTGTATTGCAGGATTATCTACATGTTTCATAAGGGTATTAACTGCTTTATTAACAGATATTCCCGCATAATGTGTATCTGCAAAAGCCTCTGATGCTTTTCTAAGTTTCTTTTGATTAAGAAGTGGATTAGCCGCTAATCGAGTTATATATATTTGTTGAGCAAACTTGTCTTCAAATGCTTGATAGTATTTTCTAGCCTCCATATATAAAACAGTTACAGCAGGTTGCCGAACAACACCATTTATTACTCTGTCCATTTGAGTCATTAGATATGCTGGTGCTTCTAGAAGTTTTTGTAGCATAAATCTTGGATCTTTTAATTGTGCTCCTATTGCATCCTTTTGAAATGTAAGTGGTAGTCCAAAATCAAACTGGGAGTTCATTTCAGATACGGGTAGATTGTTTTCGGTTAGTTTTGCAAACTGAACTTGATCAATAGCCTTAGTTGCGGTCCCCCATTTTTTCTTTGCGTTAGGAGTATTCTTTGCAAGGATAGCATAGTTTGCTTTAATAGCATCATAAAGTCCTTGGTTAAATCCATTACCGCTACCATGAAAGGTTTGTCTTAAATCAAGAAGTATCCGATCTATGTAGATTTCTGCAATCTCATTATCGGTTCTTCCATCTATGCGCAGTCTGGCTGTATCTGCATGTTTTTCTATATAATTAAATAATACCGTAGAGTTTTTTTTAGATATTTCTAACTTATCAAGAAGTTCTTTCTTTGCTGTTGCAAAATTGTATTCATCTTTTAAAGCATTGTGTGTAAAGAAGGTAATAGATGGATCAAAAGTTTTATCATTACTTAATGTCATGATATTAAAGCCACCAAAATCAGCATCAACTGCATTTTTATGTATAAAGGTAAGTTGCTTTGGTGCTTTTCTTAATAGTTCTATTGGATCTACTTTTTTAAAATCTTTTGTTTTTCTTCCACCTAATTCTTTTAAGGCTTTTTCTGCAGCATCTAATGGAAATACAAACTGTATTTTATCTGCAGCAATTTTTCCACCAATACCAGTTACTGCTGATAAAGATGAACCAAAATCTCCAAGAACTTCAGGAGCATTCATTATTAGACTTTTTAAATTCTTTAAATCCACAGGATTTTTTATTTGAACTATGGCTTGAGCCATATTAAAAAGTTCTTCAAGGTATTCAGCAGCAGTAATTTCTTCTGGTTTTACTACTCTTGCCACAGTCCCGGGCTTAGCATATTTAGCGTATGCAAGAGTTTTTGCTGCTGCAAGTGTTGCTGGAATGGACTCACGAACAGTGTCAGATATTGCATTGTATCCTTGTTCTCTAACCTTATCCCAATGTTGTTTAAAGAATGGACCGACAGAACCTTTTGAACCAGAAAATACTGTTAAAAATTCTCCATACTCACGACCTTTACCCATGGCAATTTGCTTTATTGCTCCAGAATCAAGCGCAACAAGAAGTGTTGTGGCTTCTTCAGGTATAGTTCGTAAAGCCAGTCTAGGGGACAACTGACCAGCAACTACAAATTGAGTTGTTACATCAACAGGCGTAGAACGACCAAATGCAGGAATAATAGCAGCAGCCTGTTGTCCCGGAGTTCCTTTAAAAAACTTTGTTTCGCTAACATTTTGTAGTAAACCTTTTATATCTAAAGGTTTAATAGCATCGGCTAAATGCCTTGGCATAACTCCACTATTAGCGTCTACACGGGGCATGTTATTTTCTGTTCTAAAGGAATGCTTAGAAAGTTTTGTTTCAAAATTAAAAGGTACTCCAAGATCTGTAAAGGTTGTGAATGTGCCCTTGTCATTTAGAACTCTTCCAAGTTCTTTGGCTACATATTCTGGAGATGCTCCAGCCTTTAACATAATCATTGCATAAAGACCACGTACTCTAACTATCTGATCAGACACAGATAGTTTTGGATATGTTTCAGCAATTACATCTGCAACTTCACGGGAAAAAAGGTGACTTGCATAAAGACGGATAGCGTTTGTACTTTTAATTGCATCTGGACCATAAAGAATAGAAAGTCCCTGTGGACTTCTTGTAGCCTGTTTAACAAGAGTAGCCCTAACTCCTTTTATTTCTTTTTCTATTTTTGATAAGTCAGCAATTAATCCACCTGTTGCTTCAAAATCTGTTTTCATTCCATAATTTGAGGCAAGTAACCAAAAATCATCTACTTTAGCATTTAATAATGGTTCATTGGGAAACTTAGTTGGATTAAAGGTAGCATCCATTAAACGATTTGCAGCAGAAGTTATATGTCTGCTTTTTCTAGCAAATGGTATGCCATTACTAAATAGGCTAATACCGTCAACTTGACCACCTTCTAATTTATAAATATCTCCTACTTCTATATTAAAATGTTTTTCAGCAGCAGCAGCATTAAATGCTTTTGCTTTTACAAAATAGTCTTGTATCTCACTGTTTTGATATTGCCAAGCAACTGCAGCAATTTCTCTACGTACTTTAACTTTAGCAGCAGGGTTAGGAGCCTTAGAAAGTTGTTCAATTAGAGGACCCATATCTTTATCCCAAAAACTTTTAACTTGTGGTTGTTTAAATAAAGCGGCTGCATCACCAGCACGAACAAGTTTTGATATTCTACCAGCAGTAGTAAGTGATCTAGGAATAATTCCACCGTAATAACTAACTGGATCACCGTATATTAAAAAGAAAGCATCAACAGGACCAGAAATAGCATTGCCTAAAATTACCTTTAGTTCTTTTTGATCCATTCCAAAAAAGTTAAAGAGTTTACCTACAGGAGAATTTGTTATCTCGCCCTCTGGAGCAACCTTGGCAAGAAAATTATTTGCAACATTTCTACCAAACGAAAATCGTGCTAGTTGCACTCTTGAAGTTAACAGTCTGGCTTCTTCATAATTTGCTTTAAGATCATTACTTACATTTAAAAAATCTTCATTTACTTTACCGTTAGCACCTTCTTTTTGTATTATTTCACCCAGTGTCATACCTGCTATTGAACCTTGTGCTAGTTTAACTTTTATTGGTCCATACTCTTTTATTAATTTATTTAATTCTACTTCATTATAAATTTCTTTACCATCATAGGCTTTGTTCCAAGCATCTCTATCCCACTCAGCACCAGACATAGGCTTTATAATTGGGATATTGGCTTCTGCTGCAATTCCAGCATAGGTAGCATTTCTAGCACGATCATAACGATCATATTCTGTACCAATTTTAATAATAGGCTCAGTTATTAATTTTGTAGGAAAATGTAAAACAGCATCTACTCTGTTCTTAATAGTTAGATCAGGCTTGGTATATTCCTTGTCGCCCCATATTGCTTTAATTTGATTCTGTTCGTTTAACTTAAGTTCTCTAAAACGTTTTTTTGCTGGACCTGAATCAGCATTATTTAATTCTATACCTGCCTCATAAGCACCCGTATAGTTATTTAAAATATTTACTCCGGTAGAAGAAAGATTGGCTTTTTTAGCAGCCTCATAAATGCTTGGATTTATAAAACCAAGTCTTGGGGTAAGAGCCGCCATCAGTTGTTAAGATAATTCTGATATAGTAATTCTGCTTCTCCTGTTGGATCAAACTGTGCTATTTGACCTAATACAGAAGCAAGAGTTTCTCTTTCAGGTCTGCGATTTAATACTCTAGAATCAGCACCTTCTCCAATATCTAAACCAGTAGTGCCAACTTCGTTTGGTCGTCTAGTAACTGGAGTTAATGTAGGCATTTCCATTTCTGGAAATGGGTTGCCTGCTAAAGTTGCTGCCTGTTGGTTACCCATATTTTGTTGTCCCTGACCATATGGTAATCCAGACATGTATTGTGCTGGTTGTCCAGCCCCATCAGTACGCTGACTTAATGCACCGGGTCCTGATACGGGAGCCGGGTTAGTAGGTTGTTGGTATCCACCTGCTGCCATTAGTCTTCATCCTCTCCATCAAATTCTTCTTCTTTATCAAAATCATAATTGTATTCTTCTGCAGAACTAATCATTCCGTAAGCAAGCCATGGTGTCATAGCATCACTTACTTTAGTCTGTAAATATCTTGTACCTTCAAAGTCTGCCCACTCGGTAATAAGAATCCAGTTAGTACAAATCTGGTTTCCACCATCAGGATCTTCTTTAGCAAGTAGTTCTACTGCTTTTTCTAGTTGCTGTTTAAATGTGTCCCCACTCATTTTATCCTCTACTTAGGTTAGTTCTTGCACTTGCAGTACCAACGCCAGAAGATGAAAGACTAGATAGTAAAGTCTGCATATCTGGTGGAGCACCGCCTTGAGGTGGACCTCCTGCTGGGGGTTCACCGGGAGCGGGGGACGACGGCTCAACCGGCGGTTCCGCACCAGCAGGAGGAACTTGTGGAGCAAATACATCTTCGATGATATCTTCGATTGATTTGCCTTTTTGTCTTGCTTTAATTACATCAGCAATTCTTTGTATAACTAGAGTTGGATCTTGTCCAGAAGCAGCCATCTGTGGGATTGCTTGTGAATAGGCTTGTAGTGCACCAACAAGTCCATTACGCATTTCTTCGATCTCTATCTTTTCTTGTTCCTGTGTAACGTTAACTCCAAATGGCAATTCACGCATAGCCAAGTCTTTAGATATTAACTTACCACCTAGTGCCTGTAGCATAAAGATAAGACCCTGTGCTGGGTTAAGACCAGCAAGCATTCCGTATCGTACATCTGCTGAGTAATCAGCCTTAATGTCTTTGCTTGGTAGATAGTCAACACTAAACGGGGAACCAGCATCTACGCCACGAATTGTTTTTTGTTCATTAAAGAACATCTCATCAACTTCAAAGCAAAGAGAAATAACCTGTTTAAGTGCAGAAGCAAAGATAGCCTGAGCAGATTTAATCTGTGTATCAAAACCACCCATAAGTGCTTGAACACCTTGACCGGTAATAATCGAAGCATCGCTATTACCAGTTCGTGCTTCAGGGTATCGTGTGCCTACACGTAATTCTTGATTAAGAATCTCTTGTTCGGTAAACGCACCTTGTGGAATGTTTAATTCTACACGGCGTACACCTGCAGGATTGTTGGTACGGATAATTCCATCTCCACCAAACTGCATTTCTTGCACATCTTGCGGAACAACGATTGGTGCCTGTACTGATTTCTCTGCTGCTTCCATTGCAAGTAATGCAAACCTATTACGAAGCAGTTGAATACCTAGTACATCATCAAATTGTCCACGCATCTCACCATCAACAGTAGGACGCTTAGCAACAATAACCATCATTTTACCAAGAGGATTTTTTGCTTGTGAAAGCACAAGATTATTTTTTTCTGGTAAATAGATTAGAGATTGTTCTTTATCATAATAACGAACCATCTCAACTTGAGAACTCAAGTTTTGTTCGTATCTGTCTTTTCCAAGAATACTTATTTCAAATTCTGGGAATTGCGACACTAACTCACCTAGTGTTAATTTGTATACTTTAGCAAAAGCAATACAACGTCCATAGCGATCAAACTCTGGGAAAGCACCCATTGGGTTTTCTATACGAATACGTGGTATTTTTGCCTCTTCATCCAATTCTATACAGAACGGGAGGAAACCATATGTAATGTACATGTCCGCACCTGCGTACATTTGTACTTGTAAATCTGAATTTGCAAAATAGTTAGAAGCAATACGAGTACGCTTGTCTGCAAATTGACGGGCACGATCAGAAACTTGACTAGCAGCAGAACAGTTAATAGCAGGAAGCGGAGCCATAACTTCTGACAGGTCACGTGCAACAATATCAATAAAGTTAGCAACTACGTTTTGGTCTACTCCTTCAGGAAAAAATGCTGGATAGACCTCAGCAATATGACCTTGGCGCACGGCAAGAACGTCTTGTTGTCGTGCAGTCTGCTGACGAGCACGATAGCGCAGTGATGCAATTCGTGCAGATACTTGGTCTATTGATAACAATTAGATTCCTTAATTAGGTTTTGATTTACGTGCAGCAATATCTGCTTGCTTTTTAAGTGTAGCCATACCGCCACCGCGTACGCGACCCTCACGAAGAGGGGGATGGTTTTTTAACATTCCCCGGCGATACTCAGGAGAAACTTTTTTGTTATCACCTATAAATGTTTTTGCTGCTTTAGTTGATTTATTGGCAGCCTTTAGTCCACGTGCATTTGCTTTGGCTGGTGTATCACCACTAATAACTTTCTTAACAACTTTTTTAACAATATTTCCTGCTACATTTCTTTTAGGTGTTGGCATTATTTATTCTCCGATTTTTTAATTGCTTTTTTTAAAGTTCTATTAGAACCTACTACGCCTCGTTTGTTACCAGTTGCCGGAACATTTTGTGCAGGACCAGCCTGTTTATTAGCCCTAAGGAAGCCACTAGTAACTTGACTTACACCCTTAGCATCAGGTTTTTTAATTCCTTTAGATGTTGCTTTACCACGCATTGCTTTACTACCAACATTACTTAGTGTTTTAACAATTTTAATTGGATTAACCATTACTTGTTTTCCGCCTTTGCTTTATTAGTAGTAACAACTTTACCTACTGCTTTAATTACCTTAATTGGGTTAGCCATTACTTGCTCCGCTTCTTAACTGGGTTAATAGGTCCCACTGCATCGCTGTTAAGTTGATAGCGTTTTGCTGAACCAGGTCCTTTGCCAGCAGTCCTACTAACACTTGGTCCTTCTTTTTGTACAATTTGTGCACCCATAGACATAACATCTTTACGT